ATCAAGATTCTTATCCAAGCAGCGGAAGTAGCACAAACAAAGGGTGCATTTAATCTCAATGACGCTTCTGTTATTGCAAATGCAGTGTCTTTATTGCTGAAGCCAGAACCGACTAAGGCACCTGAAGCACCAGTTATATTGCCAAAACAAATAAAGCCAATAGTAAAAGGAAATAAATAATTGCACTATTCTTTATTTAGTTATATAATATATACATGATAATCTCTCTTAACAGAAGACTCTTTAAGGAAGACCCAGTATATAGATTCTCACGCTCTTTCAAATGCACTCCTGATACATGGAGAAACGTATGGAGGAAGCACAAGATACTAGACTACTCTGAAGACGAAGCCTACGAGTACTTAGTATTCATTCTAAGGATAAACATAAGAAAGGAACGCTTTAAGCGCTGGGTAAAGAGAACTGAAGCTTACAACAAAGCACAGGTAGCAATAAAGAAAGGAGCAACTCAAGTAAAGAAGGAATACTTCGGAAACCTACAAGAATTTGTAATAAGAGAAATAGAGAAGAACGATTAACTTGCATAACAGCAGGTTTTTGTGTTATTATATAAATTATATATGGCACAAGGTAAAGCATACACAGAAGAGCAAAGAGCTTCCATTATTGAAAGTCTTAAACCTTATTTAGAATTAGGCTTTTCAAGAAACAAAGCTTGTAATTTAATAGGACTAGACGCTACAACACTTTCCAAGTGGGTTCAAGCAGATGAAGCACTTTCTATGAAACTAGAAGGTTGGGAAAACTCTATAAATAAACTAGCCTTAATGAACATAAGAGACGCTATTGCAAAGGAAGGAGAGACAGAAGATACAAGGAAAGAAACGACTAAGTGGTGGATTGAAAGAAAGATGAAGCAAGAATTTTCCACTCGAACGGAACAAACAGGTGCAGACGGTAAAGAACTGCCAACACCGATTCTAACAATATCTTATGCCAAAGACCAAAGAACAAATCAAGAAGTACAACAAGGAGTATTTTCAGAGACCAGAAGTGATAGCGAGAGCCAAGATACGGAACTCACAGAGGAAGAATAAGCGAAAGGAATACAAGAAGACAGAAAAAGGAAGAATTGCAGAGAATCGTTATAGGAATAAGGCGTATCAAAATAATAAGCATAAGAGATTGTTCTTACGTTATGGAATAACACAGGAACAATACGATTCAATGTTGATTCTACAAGGAGGAGTATGTGCAATATGTAAACAAAAGCCGAAAAGCTCATTTCACTTAGACCATTGTCATTCTACTGGTAAGGTTAGAGGAATATTGTGCAGTAACTGTAATATGGCTTTGGGGTTATTGAAAGATAATACAACCTTCTTACAGAAAGCTATAGAATATCTATCTAAATAATATGTACCAATTAACTACTGCAACTGAAAAAATAATGGCTATGGTTAAGAGAATCAAGATTGTTCAGGGTGGAACTTCTGCATCTAAAACAATATCTATTCTTCTTATTCTGATAAACATGGCGCAGACTAAGAGACCAAAGAACGAGCTTACCTCTATTGTTGCAGAGTCAATTCCTCACTTGAAACGAGGTGCTATGCGTGATTTCAAAAACATAATGAAGGCTCATAACTATTGGAAGGATGCAAACTGGAACGCAACTGATAGCACATACACCTTTGAAACAGGAAACCAGATAGAGTTCTTTTCTAGTGATAATGGAGACAAGTTGAGAGGTGCAAGACGTGACTGGTTGTTTATCAACGAGGCAAACAATGTTCCCCTAGACGCTTTTGAACAGTTAGAGGTTCGTACTAAATACGGAGTATGGATAGATTACAATCCGACAAATGAGTTTTGGGTATTTACTGACGTTATTCCACACCGTGATGACTGGGAGAAACTAATCATTACTTACAAAGATAACGAAGCTTTACCTCAAGAGATTATCAATTCTATTGAACAGCGTAGAAACCGTAAAGGTTGGTGGAAAGTATACGGAGAAGGACAGCTTGGAGAAGTGGAAGGAAAGATTTACAGGGATTGGCAGATTATAGATGAAATACCTTTCGGTGCTAGGCTGGAACGCAAGGGGCTGGACTTCGGTTACAGTAACGACCCAACATCTATCGTAGACATATACTATTTCAACGGAGGTTACATCTTAGACGAGCTATGCTACCAGAAAGGACTTAGCAACAAGCAGATTGCAGATATACTATTAGCCAGTAAGCAATGCTTGACTATTGCAGACAGTGCAGAGCCTAAGAGTATTGACGAGCTTAAATCCTACGGAGTTCAGGTATTGCCCGCCAAGAAAGGAGCAGATTCAGTAAGGCAAGGTATTCAGTTCGTGCAGGATAAGTCCATTATTGTCACTGCAAGGTCGCTCAACGTGATTAAGGAGTACAGAAACTACCTTTGGGTAACAGACAAGGACGGAAGAATACTAAACGAGCCAGAGCATACTTTCAGTCACTCCATGGACGCAATACGCTATGGTATGGATTCATTGCGAGGTGATTCTGACGGTGATGCCTTCATGAAGATGCGGGTTATGCAGAATAGACAGGAAAACAGCAGAAGTTTCAAGTAGTGTCAAACACAAAAATATCTTTACCTTACTAGCATTATCTATTTTTAGAATAGTGCTTTTATTTACGCAAGATATATGTACAAATGTCATAATGTATGTATATGGCAGTAAAAAAAGCAGTTAAAAAGGTTGCAGCTAACATCATCGATACGTTAGAACCAAATCCGACACACAACGAGTATGGTGTTTGTATCGATTGCCAGAACGGAAACCCTGATTGTCTACACAATAACCTGGTAGAAACAAACGGAGGAACATTCTGCAACCTTTGCGGGTACAAGGTATGAGTTTCGGAATAGTGCTAGACAAGGGGGATAGCGAATGCAAGCATCAAAGCCTTGGGACATTCTGCGGGTATGAGTACTGCAACAACTGCGATTATAAGTTCGTAGGTCATTGCACGGAATGCGAGAGACGAAAGCAGGCATTGCTTAAATTCTTCGGATTTGACCAGTCGAAGCTAGACGAACTAAACGAAAAACTACATGGAAAACAATAATATATTTTCAACAATACGAGGAGAGATTGACGACTTTATCTATAACCCGATAGAGGTTGTTCCTGGTTACATCTTTAACCAATACGACACTATCAGAAGGGCACACCTTTATGTAAACTCCCGTTACATGGATGGAGGCAAGTATCAAGGACAAGACAAGATATTCTTTAACATCGTGAAGTATCGACGAGACATCGCATCCAAGTTCCTGAACATCGACACAAAGGATATTCGACTGCTCGAAATGAACCCAAAGTCCAAATGGTCAACCTTCCTTTTGGAAAAGGAACTCAAGCTATGGCTCAAGAAGAACCGATTCGGCAAGGTACTCAACAATGCCTGCGATGAGGCTACAACATACGGTTCAGTAGTATTCAAGAAGAACAAGAAAGGGGTTTCTATTGTAGACCTGCGAAGGCTGTTCCTTGACCCTACAGTGGATACTATCGAAAACTCTCGGTTCGTCACAATAAAACACCTGCTCACATCTTCAGAGCTACGAGCCAAAGCCAAAGACGGTTGGGATGAAGACCTTATCGACCAGATAATTAAGTCAAAGGAACAGGAGAAGTCCAATGCTGGAACGTCATACGAGAAGAACTCAATGACAAACATCATTCGATCATCACCTTATTTTGAGATTTACGAACGATTTGGTGAAGTACCAGAAAGCTACCTAACTGGAAACATTAAAGACGAAAAGCTGGTACGAGCATTGTTCATCTGTTACGACCCTTACTCTGTCTGGACAGACGACAACGGTAACTACCGAGGAGAGAATGGAAAAGTACTCTTCAAGTCCAAATGGTACGGAGCTTATCCTTTCAAGGATTACCACTACTCAAAGACACGAGGACGATGGCTGGGAATTGGAGTCGTAGAGGATCTGTTCGAGGCACAGGAACGAAGAAACGAACTGGTAAACCAAAAGCGTGTATCAATGGAAATATCTACCATTCATGTCTTTCAGACACCTGGGAAGAACGTCGTAAACAACATTCTTTCGGACCTAAAGAGCGGAGACCTGATTCAGGCAGGACCAGACGGACTTATCACACCTCTGGCTAACGAGGAACGAAACCTTTCAGCATTCGCCAGTGAAGAACAGGATTACGACAACCTTGCAGACCGATTGTCATTTGCCACACAGCAGGCAGGAGGAGAAGCATTGCCTGCAAGTACGCCTGCTACGAACGCAGTAATTGCACAGAACAATACGACTTCATTCTTCGGGTTCAAGAGAGAAAACCTCGCCCTTACGCTTACGGACCTGTTCAACGAGTTCATCCTGCCACAGTGCTTGCGAGACCTTTCGGATCAGCACGTCCTACGATTCGCTGGAACTACCGAAGAGCTTATCAAGCTTGATAACGCCTACACGGATATCCTTGCACGGGAGTTCGTATTCAAGAACGTATTGGAAGGAGGACGTGTTCCATCGCAAGACGAAGTAGACATGTACAAACAAAATGTAATCATGACCATGAAGAAGGAAGGTGGTACTCGATTCGTTGACGTGTCAGAGAAGTTCTACGACGACACGGAGTTTGAATTCGACATCGTAATCGATAACGAACAGGAAAACGTCGCAACGATTGCAAACAACATGTTCCAGGTATTGACAGCAGTAGGTCAAAACCCTGGGCTATTGGAAAACCCAGTTACTAAGACACTTCTCTATGAGTACGCTCAAAAGATTGGTGTTAACCCTATCAAGCTAGAAGTAGCAGAGACGCAGCAAGTGGTACAGCCGCAGCAGTCACGTTTGCCACAGCAACTTGAGGAAGGCGGTCAATCGCAAGTAGGTCAGGGAGCCACTAGGTCAGTAGGAATTGGAGGAAACTAACTTTATGGAAAAACAAGAACTAAATGCAAAACTTAACAAGTTCTTTCAGGACCCAGACTGGATTCTTGTAGAGGAAATGATTAATGATTACATTGACCCGTTAAGAGATGTTTCAACTATAAACACTGACCGTCCTGCTGATGCTGTAATGGCAGAGGTAGCAGGAAGGAAGCTAACTGTCGAGAAGTTGACAACGTTCCTACGAGATGCACGAATCATAGGACAAATTACTAGAAATAAAGGAGGCGTAAGCTTCAAATAATATGGGACCATTAAGAGGACGACCAGCATGGAACGAAGTATCTGCACCTGTCAACACAGCTTCAGAATTTTCATCACCATCAGGAATGGGAAACACTAAGGGTAGTACGGGACTTCTTTCAAAGACTATGGACTCAAAAGTTCAGGTTACGGCAGGAATGCCATCTAAGCCATCTACTCAGGCTATCGGACGAGGAAACGTTAAGAAGATTCCATCTAAGTCACCAGTAAACGATGTTTCATCGGTTGCAGGCGGTAAGGGCTATCTAATTAACTAACTATGGCTTTCAAGTCAAAAGCACAAGCATTAAAGCTTGCCACGATGACCGCTAAAGGTGAGTTTCCGAAGGATAAGTTTGAGGAATGGGCTAAGGCAACAAAGTCTTGGACTAAATTACCAGAACGTAAAAAGAAATAACATGAAATCTAAACAATCATCACAAAAGATTGCAAAACCTAAAAAGGTTGCAAACAAAGACATGAAGTCTAAGAAGTGTTAATCGATCGGTTATAGTTCCGCCCAAAAACTATTAATAATTAGTACAGGCCTATTCAAAACTGTTATCTTACATTTTATATGGAAAATGAAACAACACAAGAATTCGAACTTGATTCAATCGAAACGGAAGTCGAAGCTGAAGAACAGCAAGACGACCAACCTGATTACAAGGCACTTTATGAAGAAGCACGCCGAGAACGAAACAAATACAAGAACAAGCTTCTCGGAATTACTAAATCAGAAAAACCTAAATCAGATATTACAAACAACCCGTCAGATAATAGTTGGAAGGCTCGTATGGAGCTAAAAGTTGAAGGATATGATGATGAAGCGATTGATTTCATTCTAAAGAATGGGGGTCGCAAAGCCCTTGAAAACAAGTATGTAGTTTCAGCCATTGAGGTTATTAAGACCAAACAAGAAGCAGAAAAGGCAACACTTGACGAACAGGGACAAAAGTCAGGTACCGAAAAACGATTTACGCCGCAAGAGTTTGCAAAACTATCTTCTGATGAACAATTAAAAGTATTGTCAGGACTATAAAAACCCTGACATATTAATATATGTCTTCATCTACTACTACACTAAGTAACCTGATGCCAACACTGTACGACACACGTTTCCTCGAACGAGCGAAATTCATGCTTCGTTACGATGTCGGTGCAGACCGAAAGAACATGCCATTGAACAGTGGAAAAACGGTTTATTTCAACCGATTCTCTCCTTTGGCAGTTCAGACTACGCCATTATCAGAATGTACAACACCTTCAGCGTTGGACATGACCACAACTATCGTTTCAGCAACTATTGCCGAATACGGTGGATACGTTAAAGCATGTTCTCTATTTGAGCTTACATCTATCGATGAAAACCTTTTGGAACACATTGACGTTATTGGGCAAAACGCAGGTGAAACAATCGACACATTGATTCGAGACACTCTCGCAGCATGTGGAACCGTACAGCTTGCCAATGGTAAGGCTTCAATCACGGCAGTTGCAACTTCAGATACCGTAACAGGTGCTGAAATCCGAAAGTCAGTCAAGACTCTTTCAGTTAACAAGGCATACCGATTCGCAGATGGATTTTGGAAGTCAATTATCCCGTCTCAGTCGGTTTACGACTTGCGAGGAAACTCAGAATGGCTTGACGCATACCGATACACGGATGCTACAGCCATTCGTAACGGAGAAGTCGGAACACTGCACGGAGTACGTTTCTATGAAACCAACAACCCTTACGTTCAGTCTGGGTCAGGAGCTTCATCAGCAGACATCTACTCAACATTCGTGTTCGGAGCTCACGCTTACGCTATCATCAATCTTGATGGACAGCCTGGTAACCGAGTAATCGTCAAGCAGTCTGGATCACAGGATACGTCTAACCCTCTTGATATGTACGGAACAGTAGGATGGAAATCATTCTTCGCATCTGTATGTCTCAACAGTTCTTGGATTGTTCAGATTCAAGCTGGTACACAGAGTTAATAACTTCGCCTGAAGTTAAGGCTTGATTATTGGGTGGGCAGGCAAACCAACCCACCCAATAAGTTTGCAATTAAGCCTTAGTAGTAGATAGACAACTAAAAAAACCATGACTATTCACGAATTTGAAGCAAGACTACAATCAATTGACCCGCTATTTACGATAGTACAACACCCGAACAACCCAGAACTTGCAGGCGTTTACTATGATAGAAACGTTGAAAACAAGACTGGATTCGTAGTAACAGTTCCAGCATTAGAAATCTTTGAAGACTTTAATTCTAATTTCCAGGATTCAACGGGACATGCTCACAACTGGGCATCCAAGGTAGAATTCATATGCAAGGAACATTTGCGTAAAATGGAAGAGGAAGAAGGATACAAGGAACTATTCTATGAAGTTCTCTAACAAAACAAAGGTACTGTTTCAGAACAGAAACCCAGACCAGTGGATTGGTGGTGACATGATTCAGCTAGAAAAAACGATGAGTGCTTTACAAGGTAAAGTAGATGCAACATTTAGCGGAATGCCAGTATTTGTTCCAGCTTTGCTTTACACCGATTTTGACATAATCCACTTATGGAACTTCTCAATGGAATGGACCAAATACCAATTATGGGTAGCTAAGAAACATGGCAAGAAGGTTGTTTGCTCGATGATTTACCACGATACTGAAGCTTTCATATCATATGAACTGCAACAGATCATGGCAGACAACATTGACGCGTTTGTATTCCTTACACCAGGAGAAGTGAAACGAGCTAGAAAGCACCTAGTAATACCAGAAGAAAAGATATTCATTATCCCCAATGGTATTGATGAGTACTGGCTAACAACACCAAAACAAAAATGGCACACAACAGAATATGCACTCACGGTTGGGCGTATTGACGGAACTAAGGGACAACTAGAGACGGCTATTGCATGTCAGAAGCTTGGTATTAAATACCTTTGTGTCGGTGAACGAATGGACGACAAGTATGCTTTGGAATGTGAGAAGTACGGAGCTATCCTAGTTCCTCCTATGACACACAAAGAGCTTATAAAGGTTTACGACAACGCTAAGGTATTTGTATTGGCATCTAGCACAGAGATTTTCCCTCTTACGGTAATGGAAGCAGGAGCACGAGGTGTTAACTCCGTGGTTACAACAGCTTGCGAATGGAAAGATATTCCAAACGTGGAATGGTGCAACTATCAAGATGCAGATTCGATACAAGAGGCAATCGCTAAATCTATTGCCCAAAAACCAAACAAGAAATTTATTAACAAACTCAAGAAGATGACTTGGGAGAACGTAGGCAAGCAAGTCCTTGAGGTATACAAACAAATCTATGGCACAGAATCTAATAAGAAAAAAGATTAGTAAGTCATGGTCAGAGATGAAACAACGGTGTACTAATAAAAATCATAACCGATACCACAGATATGGCGGAAGAGGTATTAGTTTTTCAGATGATTGGAATAACATTGAAAATTTCATTAGGGATATGGGAGATACCTATATAATGAATTATTCACTTGATAGAATTGATAACGACGGAAACTATTGTAAAGATAACTGTAGGTGGTCTAATAGAAAAACCCAATGTAGAAACAGGTCTACTAATCGAATGATTACACACAAAGGAGAAACGAGAAGTTTAATTGAGTGGGCAGAAGTTCTAGGAATAAAAAGAACAACAATAACCCAAAGAATAGATTATTATAAATGGTCATTAGATAAAGCATTAAGCAATTAAAATATATGTGTGCACACGAAAGAAGTACATTAACAACTCATAAAGAAAACCCTAATCAGGAAAAATACGATTGGGAATACTACAAACAGTTGCTACCAATCATTTCAGGTGACGTATTAGATATTGGATCAGGTGCAGGAATGTTTGTTGAACAATACGCTAAGGAAGACGCAGTTAAGTCTGTTACATGCCTTGATAAGTATTTAGATGAATTGGTAAGCCACGACAAAGTGGAACGAGTAAACTGGGTATGCCCAGAACCGTTGCCTGAACTAGGAGTGTTTGACACCGTAGTGTCTACGGAGTTCATTGAACACATTGAACGAGGTCAACTGGAACCATTGCTTGAACAAATCAAGAAAGCCATGCACGCAGATTCGGTATTTATCGGCTCAACACCTAACAAGATTGCACCAACACAGAATCCTTACCACTTGTACGAATACACGCTGTCAGAACTGCTATCAATCTTTAAGAACTACTTTACGGAAGTTGAAGCATGGGATAACGGACAAAATTGCACGTTATGGAAAGCAAAACTGTAAGCCTAGTTATAGGAACGTATAATCCACGCCTCGAATGGCTTGAAAATGCCCTTAAATCAAGCGAAGGACTGTTTAACGATGTAATCGTAGTTGACGACAATAGCGTTGAACCTGTGCCAAATTCTAGCGTTAGACATGAGGTAAACAAGGGCTTCTTTGAGGCAAGAAACACTGGGTGCAAACTGGCAAAATCAGAATGGATTGCCTCACTTGATGACGATGACGAGTTCATACCTAACAATGTTAGGCTGCTAAGAGAGTTTATAAACAATACAGACGCAGACATAGTTTACTTCCCCTGTGAACTGTTCGGGGAGAGTAGTGGTATATGGGGTAACAAGGCTGACCTAAATCAGATACTTGATGCAAATCAA